GCATTCCTGCTGTAGCTAGTGCCATTATCAAGACGAGCGTTTGTGTCATTGTTCTTTGTTTCCTGTTCTTACGGACACGTATTCATTCTTGTATTGAATGATATTCTTCTTGCTGTCCATTACAAATCTCACGGCGGTCTTTTCTTGCCATACGCTGTCCATCTTCATTTCGATATGCTTGACTACTACGTATGTTGGATTGATCTTGATCACCTCTAAGATAACAGGAACATCAATCAGCGATCCCTGTGCTAGTGAGAGATTTGTTTGTTTGTTGAGACAAGAATATAGATGTAGATTGATAACATATTCGCCTTGAAATGTTCCGCGTAGTGTGACGAATTCCTTATTGTCTGGATCAATAACAATTTCTTTTCCATCTATCTCATATACGCTTCTACGTTTGCCCATATCATCGCGTTCGAAATACATCAAGCCAGATTCAAGAAAGCGATACGATACAATGTTGTTAAGTGGATCACGAACCCATAGGTCAACGTCACAATCAATCTCATTTGGCCATTCTAGAGTGATAACATAGTCGGCATTCTTCTTGATGCCTTCACTGTTCTGTGTAATCGGTGCGATTAGAAGAGTTGTCAACATGAATATGACAACTGTGCCCATAAGAAGGGCGATTAGGATATCAATGTATGCGGTGCGAAAATCAAACTTTCTACTATTCTTCATCGTCGTATGTTACTGCATATAGCAGCGCCTTTGTTATAAGACTTGACAGAATGCCAGTCGCATTTGTGTATAGCGCAATGCCAAGACCTACAGACATGTTTGCTAGTAGAGCGGCTAGACTTGCAGGATCAGTAACCGAAGCGGAAGTAATACCAGATGTGAGTAGATAAATGAAGCCGACAACTGTGCCCAACATGCCTAAGGCCAGCATCTGTTCGGATAGAAACCAGCAAGCATCTACAATCTTGCTCTTAAAGTTCTTTGTATATGCAACGTAACCGATGAGAAGAGTGGTTAAGACATAGAGAACAGCGAGGGCAGTAGTGATCATTGTAATGTCATCATGCCAGATTTTGCTAATGATTCCGTGGTACCAGGCCCAGAAAACACCACTAGCAACTGCTAGATTTGTGACCCACCAAATATAAAATGGCTTGAATAATCTCATACTGTCCTCGCTTTTTTGATGCTAGGACTATTTAGGTATTACTCAAGTCGGAGAGTAGCGACTCCAGCAGCAACACCAAGTCCAGTCTGACCAGAGATAGAGACTGGATTGAGAACAATCCCAGACTTGATACCTCCGATGAGTGCATTAGCACCAACTCCTACGATAGCAGAAGCTTCAGCATTGATACCCGTGTAAGTACCACGAAGCCCGCCGTTAGAGTGACCGTCAACACCAAATACGGCCCAAACAATAGTCTTGTTGCCGCTAACGCCAACATCTACGCCAAGGCGTGAGAATTCAGCATCGTATACAGTCTTGTTGCCATTAGTTTCGAGGAATACACACTTGCCCTGACGAACAGAGCCGATGAGCATCCCAGCACCACCTTCGATATTGCAGGTGAGAGTGCCAAGCCTTACGCCATCAGCCTGAGCAGGCGTGAGCATGAGTCCGGTTGCGACAAGAGCCGCAGCAATCATAGTCTTAATCATATTATTCTCCAGTGTTTGATACAAACTTATTCAGCTTCTCGGCCATAGCAATAATCTGCTCTTCTGTAATGACAGGAATAGAAGGAAATGGAGGCATAGTGACATTCATATCACCATTACCCAAACGGATAGATGCTCTTTCCCTTTCAAGTCCCCAATCATTTTCAAGCTTAATTCTTAGATTTATATTCTGCTCTGCTAGAATGTTCTGAGCCATAGCGAGAAGGTCGTAACGTAGTTCATAAGGTGTCTTACTCATAATAATCTCCTGTGTGATGAGTGTGGTGAGGGGATTCTGTTTCCAAGCTCCCCTCGGGCTCATGTTAGGCAGCTAGTGCCAAACGAGGTGCAAAGTTATCGTTTGCATTTAGAGTTTTGCGCTTAACGTAGTCGCCTACGATTATCTCCAGTCATCTATTACACATCCGTCGAGCCTAGTTCGCCCCCATCAAAGACACAGCAGATTGGTGTCACTCATCATTACGCCGTATTCTTGGACACATACGGCAACTACTGTGTCTGTGGTGGAGGCGGCGGGTACTGCCCCCGCGTCCGATCTGTCTTTCAACTTCCTTCAACGATAATACTTGCGAATGAATAATGGACCAAAGCGGTAGCTGATATAAGGATTACCGCTATTGAAGCGAATTATCCTATGAAAGGCCCAATGCTTAGGGTTCCATATCCAGTCAATTTTGTAATTCATTTGTATATAGTATCACAACGATACTTAAATGTCAATCTTCTTCTTAGACTTTCTCTTCGTCGGCATCTCACCATACGGAGTCCAACGCTTGATGTTGCCCTCTTCATCAATCTTGATGAAACGCTGTTCTTCTAAGGCCTGTAGAGTAACGGAAGCTCCTCGCAAGAAACCTTGGTTACGACTAATGAAGGCGCAAGCGCCAAATGCCAGAATAAGTGTTACGATCATCCAAGTTTCTAGGTACATAGCTTCATTTCCTGTTTGTAGAGATGGATTTTTTCTAGCAAGTTTTGTATGTATTGGTTCTTGTCTCTGATGAATACCTGAGGTCTATCGCTATCATCTGTCGCAATAAGGATAACAATCTGATCAATAGGATTACCAACGAGTTCTTCATACATAAGAGCATAAGCGGTTCCTTGTTCGAAGTAGTTATCGATCCATTGTTCCTTCTTTTGCTTCGTAGAAGTCTTGAAGTCAATGATGGAAAGAACACCGCCAAACTCGGCAATAACGTCAGTTCTTCCTGCAACACCAAGCTTCTCACTGAACAGCGGACTCTCAATATAGTGTATGTTGTCGATCAAGTCAAGTGTTTCTTGCATGTCACGAAAAGATTGTTTCATATCAGGCATCACACCGTCAAGATATCCATCTTCATTTCGCAGATAAGATTCCATCATATTGTGAAACTTTGTCCCGCGTATGGACGCGCGCGTGGATATCTTGTTGGCCTCTTCATGACCAACACGATTGCGCCACTCAATCATAGCCTTCTTCTTGAAATGCCCGAGAACAGTTGTGACAGATGGCAACTTAGCGCCAGTCGGTGTGAGATAGTATCTAACACCTGTGCTTTCATCTGTCTGTAACTGTTTCAGTTCTGGAAGGCCAGAAACAAAGTTGAACTTCTTCAAGACTCATTCCACTTCTTTAGAATCCAGCTAGAACTGTTCTTCTTGTCTTCACCGCCGACACCAAAGACAAACTCAATATCGTCTACTCCGCATTCCATTTCTGGGATATTCTCTTTAGTTCGGTCGCCTCCGTTCGCAAAGACAATCGTGTGGTCTGGATTCTCTTCTCTGATTTTACGAATCGCATCACACGCTGAACCATCGCTATCATCAAACGCAAAGCACTCATCTACGCTCCTTAGATTGGATACAATAATATGCCTTTCGATCCAAGGCATGAAAGGCTTACCCTTTTTACGAGTAAGCCAATCATCGCTGTTCAAACCTACAAATAGATAATCGCCAAGCTGCTTGGCCGCATTCATATATTCTATGTGCCCAGAATGTACTGGGTCAAATCCACCTGTGATGAGAACTAATCTTGGCATATTATAATCCTAACTCATGTTTCTGTATTATGTATGACTTCACCAAACCAGAACGAACAATGTCTTCTTTGGAGAACTCTACATGTTGAAAAGTATTTATTCTGTTCGTAATCCTCATTAACTGAGTGACGCCTTCTTTTTCGTGAGGCTTGTTCAAGTCTGTCTGCCTGAAATCGCCGCATACAATCAATCTGCTCTCATCACCCATACGTGTCATCACTGTATCGCATTCTTGGAATGACAAGTTCTGGCTTTCATCCAATATTACGATTGCGTTATTGAATGTTAGGCCACGCAGGTATGATGTTGTCGTGAACTGGACAATACCTTTCATCTTGAGTATATCGTATCCGTCACCGCGTCCAAATAGACTGTCGCAAATCTCGCGGTATGGTTCTTCATATACCTGAATCTTTTCTTTCATAGAGCCTGGTAGAAATCCCATGTCTCTTGAAGGAACAACTGAACGAATGATCACTATCTTATTATAAATCGAATCTTTTGTCAATATCTCATTGAGTGCCAAATAAAGAGCGCAGAATGTTTTGCCTGTACCAGCAAAACCGTGAAGCATCAAATGATATCCTTGTTGATATGCTGTGAAGACTTTCTCCTGATTAGGTGTGAGTGGTTTAATATGTCTTAGTTCGAAATGTGTAGCCTTCTTTTCGTTTGCTTGAGCTTGCGCTTTGTTTTTTGGCTTTTTAGACATGTTTACTCCTTTAAAAGCAAAAGAGAGCGAATCACCTGCGTGACCGCCCTCTTCTGGAAATCGTGACTTCTTTTTTCTTCTCATACTTCCTTAGGTATGTGCCATCTTTTTTCAATAACGTCTTTCTTGGCGCCAGGAGCCGTTTCTTTAACTCGGCCCAAAACATACTTCTGAAAATCTGATGGAGGTTTTGTGACGCCAATACCAACAGGATCAACCAAGTTCATGCGAAATGTTTGGTTGACCTTGGGATTGTCCACAAGGAACTGTTTGAGTTCATCATAAGACATTTGAAGTTCAAACTCTTCATCTGTCTCAGTATCATGAAATGAATATGATGGCATAATGTTATTTAGTATCC